TTGGTATTGGTAGCACTTTATTCTCTAAATGGTTTAATTAGGATACAAGATATGACTTACTTAGATATAGTTAATAACATTTTAAAACGATTAAGAGAGCGTACTGTATCAACAGTTAATGAATCTTCTTACTCTAGCTTGATAGCTGTACTTGTTAATGATGCAAAAGAGTCAGTAGAAAATGCTTGGAACTGGAGTGCATTAAGAACTACATTAAGTGCTACTACAACCAGTGGTATTTTTAACTATGAACTAAATGGTTCTTTAAACTCTTTAACAGTATTAGATGCAACAAATGTAACAGATAACTTTTTCTTAGATTACAAAGCAGCACACGATTTTAATAAATTCTTTTTAAGTAATGATGTAGCAACAGGCTCACCTTATTACTATTCGTTTAACGGAGTTAGTGCTGATGGTGATACACAAGTAGACCTATATCCTATACCAGACAAAGCATACACAATTAGATTTAACTGTGTACTTAGGTCAGACGATTTAGTAAATGATGCTGATACATTAACTGTACCAACTAAACCAGTAGAGCTATTAGCCTATGCAATGGCAGTAGAGGAGCGTGGTGAAGATGGTGGTATCAACCCTGTTAGTGCTTATGCTAGAGCTACTAATGCTTTACAAGATGCAGTAACTTTAGATGGTAACAAACACCCAGAGGAGTTAGTGTGGTATGAAAGCTAGAACAATTTTAGTACCTGCTGTAACTACTAGCTCTGCTACTTATTATACAGTACCAGCAAATACAAGAGCAAAGTTAGTAATGTTTCATGCAGCTAACACAGCAAGTTCTGGTGCAACAGTAGCTAACGCAAGTGTTAAAGTTGGAAGTACAGTAACACCTATATTTAAAACATTGTCTATAGCTTTTAGTAGTGTATTTAATGCAGGATTTACTGACACATCTTATATAATGCTAGAAGCAGGTACATTGATTGTTGCACATTCAGATAATGTAAACACTTCATTAATCTTTACAGTTGAAGAAGTACCATTTATTGTGAGTACAAACTAATATGGCAAAAGAATTAGTAACAGCACAGTTAGTAGCACCAGCTTTTTTAGGTTTAAATACTCAAGACTCTAGTGTATCTAACGACCCTACCTTTGCACTAGAAGCTAACAACTGTGTTATTGATGAGTTTGGTAGACTAGGTGCAAGACAAGGTTGGTTTTATCGTACAACAGGTAGTGATGGTATTAACTTATTAGGTATGCACCCTTTTTTAGATGTAACTGGAGCTAACACTTTAATATCTTGGAACGCTAGTACATTTAAAAAAGGTTTTACATCTCTTAGTACAATAACATTAACTAGCACTGATACTATTAATGCTGGTAACTGGGCTTCAGCTACACTAAATGACAGAGCTTATTTTTTCCAAGCTGGTTTTAAACCAATCTATTATACTAATGAATCTACAAATGACGAGTTTAAAACTATAGAAAGTCACGCTGATAAAACAGGAACAGCACCACTAGCTAACATAGTAATGAGTGCTTTTGGTAGATTGTTTGCAGCAGATACTAGCACTAACAAAACTACTGTATTCTTTTCTGATTTGTTAGATGGTGTTGCATGGGGTAGTGGTAGTGCTGGTAGTATTAACATATCAGGTGTACTACCAAAAGGTTCAGATGTTATTACAGGGCTTGGTAGTCACAATGGTCAACTAATTATATTTTGTAAAAACCACATTATAATTTACAAAGACAATGATAGTTTTCAAGGCAGTTTTGATGTCAACACTTTAAGTCTAGTAGAAGTATTAGAAGGTGTAGGTTGTATAGCAAGAGATTCAATACAGAACACAGGTGAAGATATTTTATTTTTATCTGCTACAGGATTAAGAAGTTTAGGTAGAACAATACAAGAAAAGTCAGCCAAGTTAAATGACATATCTAAAAACATTAGGGATTCTTTTGTAGATTTAGTAGGTAAAGAAACAAATCTTGGTTTGGTTAAATCAGTTTATTTTCCTGAACAAGCATTTTATTTAATCTTTTTACCTACTGCTGGTACTGCTTATGTATTTGATACTCGTAGACCACTAGAAGATGGTAGTTATAGAGTAACAACTTGGAACGATTTAAACCACACAGATTTTGTTTACGATAAAACAAGTAAGGCTTTATACATAACACAAGCTAATGGTATAGCAGAGTATGGTAACTTTACTGATAATGGTTCTTCTTACACTATGAGTTATTTTACTAACCACTTTGATTTAGGCTATCCAAATATTAATAAGCTATTAAAGAAAACTGCTGTAACTGTTATTGGCTCTAGCGCACAATCATTTAATATTAAAGCTGGGTTTGATTATCTTACATCATATTTTTCTTTTCCATTTACAATAAAAGACACACCAGTGTCAGAGTACGGAATAGCCGATTATGGGGCAAACGCAACTGTAGTAGCAGAGTACCAAGCAGGGGTGTCTTTAGATAGGCTAAATTCGTCTGTATCGGGGTCAGGGAGTATCTTTCAAATAGGTGTGGAAGCAACTATTGATGGTGGTTCTTTGAGCATACAAAAATTAGATGTTTACGGAAAACTAGGTAGGACAATATAAATGAGTAATTATTCAAAGACAACAGACTTCGCAGCTAAAGATTCGTTAAGTACAGGCAATGCTAATAAGATTGTAAAAGGTACTGAGATTAATGATGAGTTTGCAGCAATACAAACAGCAGTTAATACTAAGGCTGATATAAATAGTGCAACCTTAACTGGTACACCAGCAGCTCCAACAGCTTCAGCTTCTACAAATAACACACAAATATCTACAACAGCTTATGTAACAAGTGCTATCACTACAGCAGTTGCAGCAGCCAAAGCAGCTTTGTTTCCTGTAGGAACTATTTATACACAAGCAGCAGTATCTACTAATCCTAGTAGTTTACTAGGTTTTGGTACATGGGAAGCGTTTGGTGCTGGTAAAGTTATGGTTGGTATTGATAGTGGTAATACAGCGTTTGATACTTTAAATGAAACTGGTGGTGTTGCAGATTCTATTATACCAGCTCACACTCACACAGCATCTTCTGCTGTTACTGATAATGGTCATTTTCATAGTATGTCACATAAAATTGGATTAGATGGGTCTTTTCCACAAGGGTCTGGTTCTAGTACAGCTTCTGACTACAACACTAATTCAGCAACAACAGGTATTACTGTAGCAACAACAGTCAACTCTGCTGGTGAAAGTGCTACTAATAAAAACTTACAACCTTACATTGTAGTTTATATGTGGAAGCGTACTGCGTAGTATGGATAAAGTTCCTGTAGTAGAGGACAAGGCTTTTACTTTGTACTTAGAAGAATACGAACAATATTTAATTATACACTGTGATGTTTATAAATGGTTAAAGAGTACAAGAAAGAAAATGGAAGTTTGTTTAGAGTATTTACTAAAACAAAACAACAGACCTATTTATGCAGAACATTTAGTTAATGATGCAAAGCACACAAAGTTTTTAAACATATACGGATTTAAATATTATGGAGTTATACAAGATGATTTTGGTAAACAGCGAGAGATATTTGTTAGAGGGAGTAAGTAACAATGGGTAGTATTTTTAAGAGTAAAAAAGCTAAACCAGCACCAGCTTATGCAGGAGCGCAGTTTCAACCTTATACTTATACTAGCACATTAGGAACTACTACTGGTACACCTAGTGGTCTTGCTTTTAATGTTGATTCTACTATAGATCCACAATTAACAGCTTTACAACAAACTGCATTGGGTGCAACACAACCATTTTTACAAGGTTATCTTGGTCAATCACAAGAAGCAATACCAATGTTTAGTGGTGTTGATGATGGTGAACAAAGAGCTGCTGATATATTTAGAACACAGTCTTCATTACTTCAACCTGAGTTTGCTCAACAAAGACAACAACTACAATCTAACTTGTTTGGTAGTGGTAGGTTAGGTTTACAGTTAGCAGGTGAAACAGTAGGTGCAGGTGAAGGAACTGGCATGGTTAGTCCAGATGCTTATGGATTAGGTTTAGCACAGTCTAGGGCTTTAGCTGAGTTAAGTTCTAGTGCTAGGACACAGGCACAAGCAGAACAAGCACAAGCTTATGAACAAGCTCTTGGTGGTTACACAACTAACCTAACTTCAAGACAACAACAACTTACTAACTTACTTGGTGGACTTCAAACTGGTCTTGGTACTCTTGGTACTGTTACTGAACTTGAACAGGGTCTTGTTAATCAAGGGCTTAGTATTGAACAAGCTAGAGCTGCTGCCCAATCTGCATCAGCAAGTGGTGGTGCTGCATTAGCACAAGCTGGTACTAAAGCTGCTCCAAGTATGTTTAGTCAAATGTTGGTTCAAGCTGCTAGTGGTGCTGCACAAGCAGGAACTGCTGCCGCTTTGAGTGACAAAAGGCTTAAAACTAATATTAGAAAAGTAGGTGAGCTTGCTAGTGGTCTTAATACTTATTTCTGGGATTGGACAAAAGAAGCTAAACAGTTTGTAGGAAACCAAATAACTTTTGGGGTAATAGCTCAAGAGGCAATAAAAGTGTTTCCAGAAGCAGTTAGTATGCACCCAGATGGTTATTTACAAGTAGATTATTCGAGGATTAAATAATGGCTATAGATGCTGCATCAAAACTGCAACAATTAATAGAAGAAGTACAAGATTCTAAATCTAAACTTAATGTTGCTGGTTCTAAAAAAATTGAAGACAACACAAAAAAAACACTAGCTGGGTTTCAATCTGGATTAGCTGGAATTAAAAATCCAGATCCAATGCAAGAAGCCGCAAATAAAATTGGTTTTTCTGCTGGTGCTTTTGGAATGAATTTTCTTTTAAAAAAAATGTTTGGTGGAGAAGATGCTCTTAAAGATAGAAAAGAATTTAAAGAACAACGAAAAAGATACCAAGAGTTAAAAACAGAATACCTTTCATCTAAGTTTAAAGATCCAGAAACAGCAGAGTTATTAAGACAGTTAGCTCCAAAATTTGAAAAAGAATCTAGTATTAGAACAGCTCAAAGTGACTATGATAAAATAATTTCTGTTGGTAAATTTTTAGTTGCTGATTTAGAAGGTAAACCAATTCCTTTAGAAGAGCAAATTAAAGAATTAAGAAATAGAGTAGATACAGAGCGTCTTTCACCAAGCGAAAGGTCACTTTATCAAAATGAAATAGAAAGAAGAAGTATGTTGTTTAACGAAAACGCAGAAAAACGAAAAGAAGAACAAGCTATTGTAAATGAAACTCAACGTCAAGAAGCATTATTAACCAGTAACTATGGCGACTTTGAACAATCTTTAGCAGATGACCCACAACTACCAGCTGTTGATGAACCCTTTGATTTAGAAACTGGTTATACAAAAGGTCAAGCAGGTGTTGGTGAACGAACTAGAGGTTACCGAAAAGGTTTGCTTGAAGAACTATCTAAAAAGAAAGGTGATTTTGGAGATTAATACTTTATGCCATTACAAAGATATAGAGATCCAGTAACTAATCAAATTGTTGAAGTTGATGTTTCTTTAGACCCAACCAGAGAAGAAGTTTTAAAGGCTTTAGCTGATAGAAGGGGTACAGAACAAGTACAACAACAATCAACACAAGAAGAACCAATAACAGATGATGGTAGCCCAGAAGTAAGTGATATAGTAAAAGGCTTAACTGCTGAAATAGCTATTGCTGCTAGTGGTCAAGCTGCTGGTGCTGCTAGTGTTGTTGGTTATATACCCATTGCATTTGCTTCTGGATATGCAGGGTCTGCTGCTGCTCAAGAAATAGAAGGCAGAGAAGATTTTTCTTATGGTCGTGCTATTACTGCTGGCTTAATAAACCTTATACCTTTTAGTAACACTGTTAAAGCTGTTAAAGCAGCAGCTAAAACTGCTGAAGCAGCAGGAAAGACTTTATCTAAAGGTCAGATATCTGCTATGGTTACAAAAAGAGAAGCTGTTAGAGGCTCTGCAATAGGTGCTGGTGAATCTGTTGGTACTCAAATTATTGATGAAGGTGATGTTGAATTAGAAGATGTATTTATTATGGCTGCTGGTGGTGGTATTTTAGGTGGCACTATTGGTCGTGCAGGTTTAGGTGTTAAGAACATATCTGATTCAAGAAAAACAAAAAAAGTTTTTCAAAAAATGGCTGGAAAAACACCAGATGAAATAGATGAAATGGTTGCTAAAGGAGAAATATCTCCTGCTGATATAGCACTAGCTAGTCCAGTTAAAGGTAAGAACGGATTGGTTGCAGCAAATAAAATTGCTGAAAAAGTAAAACTTGGTGTGTACACAAAAGCTCAAGTAGATATGATAAATAGAATTAATGCTATGCAACAACCTACAACTTGGGAAAATATAAAAAGCAAACTTCTTCCTAGCTCATTCTTAGGTAGAAAAACAACAGATGCAGTTTTTTATTCTAAAAATATAGACGTAGCACGAAAAGATATTTCTACTAAAATAGCTACTACACTAAACAAAGCTATTAAAAACGACCCAGCTATAGAAAAACATATTGATGATTATTTAGGTGACCCTAAAAGAGTTATGACAGATAGACTTAAAGAAGTTCCTGAAGTAGAGGGGGCTTTACGCAAGTTTGATTCTGAACTTAAAGAAATGCAAATTGAATTAACAAGTTATCTTGACACTTATAAAGTAAAAGGAATGAGTGATAAAGAAAGAAGAGCAACATCACAAAAAATTAAAGATAATGATGCTTACTTAACAAAAGAATATGAACTATTTTCTAATCCTGATTATGTGCCAACTACAGAACAAATTGATAGAACTATTAAATCAATAGCTGCTGGCAAAAAAATAAAACAACTACAAAAGAAAAAAGAAGCTGGTATAAAAAACCCTAATATTAAAAAATTAGATGCTAAAGTATTAAGAGAAGCCACTAATGATGTTGATGAACTACTTGAAATATCTGCTAATAAAGCACAAAATTCATCACAGCCTAGTGGTAATGTTTCTTATGGTATATTAAAACAAAGAAAAGATTTAAGTCCAGAGTTAGAAGATCTTTTAAAACCTATTACATCACCAGTTGAAAGAATAAGAGGAACTTTAAACAAAGTATCAACCCTTGTTTCTGATACTACTTCTGATATTAATATTATGAACGCTCTTTTACAAACAGGTTTAGCAAAAAGAGCAAAAGATATATCTCCAAATGAACAATCAATGTATCAAATATTAAAACTTAAACGAGATGTTAATAATTTAAAATTAGAAAACGAACAACTAAAAGTTCCAAAAGAAGTACAACAGGCTTTAGATGCAAGCTACATAATGAAGCAACAAGAAAGAAGCACAGATATTCTTATGAAGAATGTAGCAGAGGCTTACAACGCTTCAATAGGTGTTTCTAAAGCAGCTAAAGTTATTTTTAACCCACCCTCTTATGCAGTTAATGCTTATGGTGCAATGACTACTATGCTGGGTATGGGTATGAACCCATTTTCTAAAAGCTCACTTAAAGGTTTAAGAGCTGCTCTAGCAGAGTACGATAGTATCAGGGGAATAGCTACTGGTAAAACTGCTGAAAGTAATGAGGCTTATTTAAATTTAGTAAGTGACTTAAAAAAATATGGACTTGCTTCTGGTAATGTTGATATTGGTGATTTAAGAAGCAGTATAGAAAAAGGTTCGTTTACTGAAAAAATAAACAAGGGTATAGAACCCTTTGCTAAAGCATATCAAGCCAGTGATATTGCTGCTAGGTTTTCTGTTTGGTCTAAGAACCAAGAACGCTTAGGTAAAATATTTCCTGACTTAAGGGGTGATGACCTTAAATTAGCAGCAGCTAAACTAACTAATGATACTTTTCAAAACTACGATAAAATCTCTCAGTTTATTAGAACACTAAGTAGGCTAGGTGGCTTACCACCTTTCGTTGCTTTTACTGCTGAGTTTAGTAGAAATATGTACTTCCAAGCTAAGTATGCTGGTCAAATGATACGAGGTACTTTTGGTAGAAACTTAGATATTGATTTAACAAATGCTGATTTAACTAAAATGAGGCAAGAAGGACTACTTCGTTTAGGTGCTTTAGCAACAGTAGTAGGTGGTACTGCTGGAACTATAAGTTATTTAAATCAAGAAGAAGGTATTAGTCCAGATATGGAAGCTGCATTAGATGATGTTGTATCAAGACCATACGAAAAAGGTAAACAAAAATCTTATTTTAATGTTGACTTTGAAAACAAAACTGCTTCTTCTATAAACCCATCTTACTTAGTACCGCATCAAATGGTTTCAGAAGCTGTTCGTGTTGGTTTTGCTGATAGACCTATGGATACTCTTGGTGATTTTTTAACTAATAACTTATTAGGAGGGGGTAACTTTCCTTCTGTAGCTATTGCACAATCCGTCTTTAATGAGGACGAGTATGGTCAACTAATTGCTACTAATGAAGAGTGGTATAAAAATGCTTATGATAGAACTTCTTATGTTGCTAAACAAATACTTAAAAGTGGTGCGCAAAGAGAAATTGAAAAAGGTATAGATATATTTAAAAGAGGTGAAGATGCTAGGTATACACCAAAAGAACTTGGATTAAGACAGGTTGGTGTAAGGGTTCAAAAGAATGATTGGACAAGACAAGCTGTTGGTAACACAAGAGATGTAGTTGCTAGGCTTAGACAGAACGCAACACCTTATAAAAGAGCAATACAAAACAATCCTAATATGTCACAACAAGAAAGGATTAGTTTATTTAATCAAACGAATGAAAGTAGAAAAGCTAGTTTTGCAAACTTAATTAGAAAAAATAAAAGTTTAGAAACACTAGGGTTTGATGAAGATGAAAGAATATCTATATTTAAAAAAGCTGGACTAAGCTCTAAAGACATATTAGCTATACTAAATGGTAGGTCTAATGATATTAAATATGATCTTACAAAATCTACTTCTGAAGAGTATGAAGAAAACTATGGTGGTAAGGACTACTACCAAGTAAGAAAAGAACTAAGACCTTTAAGAAAAGAAGATCCAGTTAAGTATGAAAAGCTAGTAAGATACGCAAAACAAATTAGAAAAAATGAAAGGTTAGATGTAACTGGTCAAGAAGGATTAATAAAAAATATGTCTGTTGAAGATAGAGCAGATTTAATTATGAAATCTACACCAGATGAAATACAAAGGTATAAAAGATTAGGTATAATAACATCATCAGTTAGAAAAGAAATAAGAAGTAGGAGCAACAGGTAATGCCAAAAGATTCTGTACTCAAACGAATAGGTGTATCAGGCTATAACAAGCCAAAGCGTACACCTAACCACCCTAAAAAATCTCATGTAGTTGTAGCCATGTGTGATGGTAAGCCTAAGACTATTAGGTTTGGACAACAAGGTGCTAAAACTGCTGGTAAAGCTAAAGCTGGTGAATCTGCTAAGATGAAAGCTAAACGCAAATCATTTAAAGCAAGACACGCAAAAAACATAGCCAAAGGTAAATGTTCAGCAGCTTACTGGGCTAATAAAGTTAAATGGTAAGCTACTGGTGGAAACTTTGGTGCAAAGCATTAGGTCACAAAGCATTTAAAGATAATAAAAAATCAGACAAGGTTGCATTAATTAGAACTTTTTGGGTTTTATTAAACATGGCAACTTGTATAGCTATTATAGCTAACTGCATACACCAGTGGTAAGATAAGGAGTTTATATGGCTAAAGCAACACCTACAAAACCAGCTCTATGGTCACGAGCAAAGAGCGAGGCTAAGAAAAAGTTTAAGGTTTATCCATCAGCATACGCTAATGCTTGGGCTGCTAAGTGGTACAAGGGTAAAGGTGGTGGCTGGAAAGGTGGTAACAATAAGGTGAAAAAGAAAAATGCCAGCAAAAAGTAAATCTAAAAAGGGTGGATTAGGTAAGTGGTTTGGTGAACAGTGGGTTGATGTTAAAACTGGTAAACCTTGTGGTCGTAAGAAGAAAGATTCTAAAAGACCTTACCCTGCTTGTAGACCTAAGAAGGTTGCATCAAAGATAACTAAAGCTGAAGCTAAGAAAAAGACTAGCTCTAAAAGAGTTAAGTGGTCAACAACAGCCAGTGGTAGGAAGAGAAAGAAGTCATGAGAAACAAAAAACATTATAAAAAGAATGGTAAGTTGTACACAGGTAAGACTCATAAACATAATGGTAGGTTAATGACAGGTGCTAAACATACTGCTAGTAGTGAATATTTAACACACACTAAACCAAAAAGGAGTGCTTAATGAAAAAGAAAAAAGTAAGAAAACCAAGTTACTAAAAAAGAGAGGGGCAATTAAGCCCCCTATTTTTTTATAAGTCTAAATCTTCAGTGTCTGTCCACACAAACACAGGTGTTTGCTTACCTACATATGCACCTAGTGTATTAAACTCAAAGAACTCCAGTGCATCTTCGTAGTTCATACCATCACGAGTCATAAAAACATCAATACATTTCTCGCAGGAATAGACTAATACTTTACCTTCTGCACCCCATAACATAGTTGTACCAATCACAGCTTCATCAAGTCCGTCTGCTTTTAACATACTATGCTCCTATGTCTACAATCTCACAGCTATCACCTGAACAGGCTAAAGTCTGTGAACCAACAGTAGTATCTTCTACTTCATACTCAGATAGTTTCTCCCAATCAATATCTTTAGGCATCAACTTATTAAGTTCTTTGTATTCGTCTTGTTCTATCTCTTGGTAAGGTGCTTGTTTGTAAGAGTGGTCACTGTGAGGAAGGAATGATACACCACTCATCTCATCAAAGTGTTTAAACACCCATGCTCCTACCTCCAACCACTCATGT